GCGGAAATATGTGGATGACAGTATCCTGACGGTACGCCAGTACGCGGATAAGTTACTGGCGGATCATCTTGCGGCTGAAAACCCGCATGACCAGTACCTGCAGACAGCGAATGCGCTGGCAGAAATCAAAGACGCCGGTCTGATTGCTGAGCTTCTCAAAAACCTCGGTTTAGGCGAAGGCACGCCCGTTATCGGTTCGCCGTTCCCCTGGCCGCACGCAAAAATGCCGAATGAACTGTTTATTGCAATGTCTGGCATGGTGTTTCTGAAAAGCAACGGAGCCAGTTTCAGCGGCACGCTGTACCCGAAACTGGCGCTGGCGTATCCGGCGCTTAAACTGCCCGATCTGCGCGGAGAATTCATCAGGGGCTGGGATGACGGGAGAGGCGCAGATGCAGCGCGCGCCATTCTGAGTGCGCAGGATTCAACTTATCTGCGCACAGGTACGATGGACTTTCTCGGCCGTGAAAACGAGGGTACTTCTGTCGGTATCGGCATTCCGTACTCAAACGCTGATTCTGTAACCCGAACCCTGACGCCACCGTCCGGCTCATTCAGGGCACCTAATAACACAAACATTGACGGAACCACTCAGAGAGATAACGGCGTTAACGGCACGTCAGTGAATAATGCGTACGGTAGCGACGGTAATGTCTGGATTTCAGCGCGCCCGCGTAACGTGGCATTTAACTACATCGTGAGGGCTGCATAATGGCTAAGGTAACGCTTGATAAAAATGGCCTGGCAAAATCGGCCGGCACGCTGAAGATATATAATTTTGATGCGGAAAGCGGAGAATTTATCGGCTCCAGCGATGAGTTTCTGCCGCAGGGCGTCGGGCTGCCCGCTTATGCCTGCCTGACTGCGCCGCCTGACGCACAGGCGGGCAGCGTTGCCGTGTACCGAGACGGGAGCTGGCATAGCGTGCCGGACCATCGCGGCGAAACGGTCTACTCCGTTGCTGATGGTTCGGCAATCGTAATATCAGAGTTGGGCGACTATCCGGCAGATACAACGCCGCTTGCGCCTGCAACAGCCTGGGATAAGTGGGACGAGGAAAAGTGGGTAACTGATGCGGATGCGCAGCAGGCTGCCGATGTGAAGAGCGCAGCCAGGCAGAAATCTGCGCTCATCAGCGAGGCGAACAGCGTTACCCAAGCATGGCAGACGCAGCTGCTGCTCGGCATCATTACGGACGAAGACAAATCCATACTACTCAGATGGATGAAATACATTCAGAGATTACAGGCAACAGATATTATAAATGCCCCAATGGTAAACTGGCCAGAAAAACCATCTATGTAAAAGCAGGCCGGATGGCCTGCTTTATATTTTCATTTGCAACAATTTTCCAAAAAGACAAAAAGTCTTTAAAATAATTAAAAGCTCAGCCCTAACACCTCAAGTACCCACTGGCTTGCATCACTTATTTTTTGCGTCACCCCGAGCCTTTCGCTAAAAATTACAATTGAGAAGATAATGGCAGTTAAACCTAACGAGCCAAAAAAAGCCCAAATACCAGGTTTTTCTATAAATAAAGATATTGCGTAAAAGATTATCGCACATAAAACAAGAAAGGATAGAAGAATGATTAAATAAGATGCTGTGGAATTTGGGGGAGCATCATTTATACTGGAAACAAAAAGATGAGGTACTGTTATCAAGAAAAAGGCAAGTGTCGCCATATTCAACGCCCATCTGACAGGAATACATAGCTTCTCTGTCAACTTAAACCTGTCGAGAGTAAACGCTATAATTGCAAACGTAGCCGATCCGGTTTCAAGAAGTATTATTAGCTCTTTATTGCTTTTTTTAAAAGCTTCGCCATCATTCATATAAAACAATGAAAATGAAAGCAGTAGCGAGACCATAATTATATTTGCAATCACCTTAAATTCTTTAAGATCTTCAGCTTTTCTTTCTTGGGAGCCATTGTTCATCGTCATTTCTCATTAATTCCTTATTACGCGAATTGAACTTCGAGGGCTTTTTTACTCAGCCCTTGTGCCATTCCTTACACAATTAAGACATCATGAATTAAAGCCTTTATTATTTCAATATGGCGTTCATCTTTTACAGGAGAACCGCCCTATGGCACAGGATTATCATCACGGCGTGCGCGTTGAGGAAATCAACGAAGGCACGCGAAGTATCACCACCGTCAGCACCGCGATTGTGGGGCTTGTCTGTACCGGCGACGACGCCGACGCGGACACCTTTCCGCTTAACCGCCCGGTGCTGTTAACCGACGTACTCACTGCCAGCGGCAAGGCCGGAGAGTCCGGCACGCTGGCGCGCTCACTGGACGCCATCGCTGATCAGTCAAAACCCGTCACCGTCGTCGTGCGCGTGCCGCAGGGGGAAACCGAAGCGGAAACCACCGCCAACATCATCGGCGGCGTGACCGACGGCCAGCGCACCGGTATGAAGGCGCTGCTGGCCGCGCAGTCCGCCTGCGGCGTAAAACCCCGCATTCTCGGCGTGCCGGGCCACGACACCAAAGCCGTCGCCACTGAACTGCTGGGCGTGGCGCAGAGCCTGCGCGGCTTCGCCTACCTGTCAGCTTATGGCTGCAAGAGCGTTGAAGAGGCGATTGGCTACCGCAGTAACTTCAGCCAGCGCGAAGGGATGCTGATCTGGCCTGACTTCATCAACTTTGACACCGTGCTGAAAGCGGACGCAACGGCCTACGCCACCGCCCGCGCGCTCGGCCTGCGCGCCAAAATTGACGAGCAGACCGGCTGGCACAAATCCCTTTCAAACGTTGGCGTCAATGGCGTCACCGGCATTTCCAAAGACGTGTTCTGGGACCTGCAGGACCCGGCCACCGATGCGGGCCTGCTGAACCAGAATGACGTCACAACGCTGATCCGTAAAGACGGTTTCCGCTTCTGGGGTTCACGCTGCCTCAGCGACGATCCGCTGTTTGCGTTTGAGTGCTACACCCGCACCGCGCAGGTGCTGATGGACACGATGGCAGAAGCGCAGATGTGGTCCGTTGACGGTCCGCTGAACCCGTCGCTGGCGCGCGACATCATCGAGAGCATCCGCGCGAAGCTGCGCAGCATGGTGAATCAGGGCTATCTGATTGGCGCGGACTGCTGGCTGGACGCGAGCGTAAACGACAAGGACACGCTCAAGGCGGGCAAGCTGCTGATCGATTACGACTACACGCCGGTGCCGCCGCTGGAAAACCTGCTGCTGCGCCAGCGCATCACCGACCAGTATCTGGTCGATTTCAGCAGCCGCGTCAGCGCATAAGGAGACGGAAAGATGGCATTACCCCGCAAACTCAAGCATCTGAACCTGTTCAACGCCGGTAATAACTGGCAGGGGCTGGTTGAGTCCGTGACGCTGCCGAAATTCACCCGCAAGTTTGAGAAGTATCGCGGCGGTGGCATGGCCGGTGCTGTGGACATTGACATGGGCCTGGACGATGGCGCGCTGGATACTGAATTCACCATTGGCGGCACCGAAGCGCTGCTGATTAAGCAGATGGGCACCACCACTGTGGACGGCATTCAGCTGCGCTTTACCGGCTCCATTCAGCGCGACGACACAGGCGAAGTGCAGGCGGTCGAGCTGGTCACGCGCGGACGCTACAAGGAGCTGGATTCCGGCGAATGGAAAACCGGCGAATCCAGCACCACCAAAGTGTCCGGCACCAACAGTTACGCAAAGCTGACCATCAACGGCGAAGTGCTCTATGAGGTCGATCTGGTAAACATGATCGAAATCGTGGGCGGCACCGACCTGATGGAAGCGCACCGCAACGCGCTGGGCCTGTAATCACCCCGGCAGGCGCTGCGCCTGCCGCTTATCTCTTTTTAACGGAATCAAACCATGACTGACAAAACCACGCCAAATGAAAAAGTCGTTGAGCTGGACACCCCGATCCTGCGCGGCAAAACCGAAATCACCTCCATCACCGTGCGCAAGCCGCAGTCCGGCGCGCTGCGCGGCACCCGCCTGCAGGCGCTGCTGGACATGGACGTGAACGCACTGATCACCGTGCTGCCGCGTATCACCACCCCGGCGCTGACCACGCAGGAAATCAACGAAATGGACCCTGCCGATCTGGTCAGCCTGTCGGTAGAGGTGGTCACTTTTTTGCTGAAGAAGTCGGTCCTGTCGGATTTAGCGACGGCCTGACGGTAGACGATCTGGTGGCCGACATCGCCACCGTCTTTCACTGGCCGCCCTCCGTTACCGAGTCCATGACGCTGACCGAGGTTCTGGAGTGGCGGTACAAAGCAATCCTGCGTCACAGGGCCAGCGATGAGTGATAAAAATCTGCGTTTACAGGTCGTGCTGGGTGCGGTCGATAAGCTGACGCGCCCCTTCCGCAGCGCCCGCGACAGCACGCGCGAGCTGGCTGGCACACTGCGCGACACGCGCAACACCCTCAAGGCTCTGGACGCACAGGCCGGGCGCATTGACGGCTTCCGCAAAACCCGCTCACAGCTTGCCGTCACTGCCAATAACCTCAAGGCCGCCCGCGAAGAAGCGGCGCGGCTGGCCGTGCAGTTTACGGAAACAAACAAGCCTACCGCCGCGCAGGCCCGCGTACTTGAGCAGGCAAAAAACCGCACCAGCCAGCTGCAGCAGACTTACAACGGGCTGCGCCTGTCGGTACAGCGTCAGCGTGAGGCGCTGGGTGCTGCCGGTATCGATACTAAAAAACTCAGCCAGGCACAGCGCGAGCTTAAAAGTCAGTCGGACGAGGCGCGCGCCGCCATTGACCGGCAGCAGCTGGCGCTTAAAAGGCTGGGAGAGCGGCAGGCAAAAATGCGCGCGGTACGTGAGCGCTATTCACGCTCGCTTGAGGTGCGCGACCGCGTGGCCGGTGCCGGTGCGGCAACATCCGCCGCCGGGCTGGCAA